TTTCCAAGAATCGATCTGAATGCGTATAAACTTTTTCCGTCTTAGTGATGATTATTGGTGCAGGGGTATTGGTTATAGTCCTAATCGTATTCTTTATTTTAACTGTATCGACATTATTTTTAAGATTTGCCGATAAAAATAAGCTGTCATTAAAAATCCAAGCTTTCGAAAATAGAAACTTAGTGTCTATAATAGCCAATTTATTCTTAATAGGTACTACCACGGTACTTTTTATAGTATCGTGGTGAATTAGTATTGCCGTGTCAATTAATTGAATAGAGTCGTTCTGTGTGACGTAATATGGACGATCAACATAGATCGTCCTGCATGAAAAAGTAAACAGCAAAAATCCAAATGTTATCGGAATCAAAATCCACCAACAACGTTTTATTAAATTTCTCATAATTTTAAATTGTTTACCCGGTTAATCCATCCTTTTAAAAACTTTGCATTTTTACCTGTTCCAATTAATTTATAAAAATCAATACGAGCCTGTTTAAATGCTTCTACATGAGATCCCGTATTTACTGCCAATAAAGTATCTTTTCCAAACGCCCCATCGGCTTCAACTCCTATTACTTTTTGAAGTATTTTTATGGACCTACTATTTCCTGAATTTACAGCAAAATCAAAAACATGAAGTGCGAGTAATTCATCGCCTATTAAATCTATTTTGCATGGATCGAAATAAATTGATTTATAGATTTCAATAGCTTTTGCCTCAGTTAGATTTTTTATGTCGACATTTGGAAAGGATTTTTGAGAAATTCCGTACTTTGTCAACCCTCCTGAATCGTTTGGATCGTTGGTCACTTTATCGCCACCCTCATTAAATAGTATTTTCGGTATAAATTTTTCGGCTCGTGTCATTTTATTTTGTATTACCAATTAAAACCCTTGTTGCAATCACAAAGTCGCTTGAAACTTTTTCAAGTTTATCGAATAGCTTTCCATGGTCCTCCCTGTTGTTTTTTGTGTTATCCATAACCAGGGATTCAATTTTATCAAATGATTTTTCATTGCCATCCTTATGTTCTGAAACTTCCTTGTTTAGTGCAACGTACTTCTCATTTAGCTTTGCAATCTCAATATTCATGTTTAGTTCAAATTCAGTCTGCTTTCGTTTTTGATTTTCAAAAAAAGCATAGGCAGCGCCAAGGTTCGTAAAAAATGCTATTAAAATTGCAATCCAATCGTTTATCCCCAACATAACAATTAATTTAACAAATTAAAAATAGCCCGCTATATTTCAAGCGGGCACTTATTTTATTTTGCAGCTTCAGCTTTCGCCTTAGTTACAGCATTGACATCGGTGATAATAATCTGCGATGGAGTCAAAAAGTTTTTAACTAAATACGCAAAAGCCCCACCCACTGCAGCTATTGTAATATTTTTCCAATCAAAAGTTAATACCCCGGCACTCAAACTATTTTGAATAATTGGGATAACAGGTGTTAAAACTGCGATGATTAATGCTTTCAATAAATCTCTAAAATTTAAAGAAAGGAATGTACTTGTTACTGTTTTCATTTTGTTTTTGTTTTATGCCTTTCGGCTGATTAATTTAATAATTATTTAAATACCACCCAGTCCAGTGTTATATTTCCGAATATCCCTCCTACTAAAATGAAATCAAACGTGGTAGTCGTTTTATTTGAAACATAATGCGCAGCAGACCCCCCGATAATTGATGTTGGGGTTACACTTACTTTATATGACGTGTTCGGCATTGTTCCTCCTATCGATACTGTGTACACGGTAACAGTTGCCCCAGATATTGTAGCTGTAACTCCTACTCCAGAAAAAAAACCAGACAATATGTCACTCACATTAATGTAAGTATTTGAATCCACACTCCCATCGGCTTTTAAAAATTGGGATGATGTACCTCCATTCTTTATAAAATTCCCATAAGCCTTAATATCTCCAAGTCCTGTAATTAAATCATCACTTATCATTTGCCCTTCCGAATGAATTATGTTAGATGAGTATATATTTCCGTTTACTGCTAATTGATTTCCTGTTAAATCCGGATTATCAAAAGCATATCCGATGTTTACCATATCGTTAAAGTAGGATTTACCATTCACCGCCAACTTATTATTAGTTATTTCAGTTCCTGAGGAGTAGCCTATTCCAACGTTTCCACCACTTGTAATTGTAAGTCTTGTGGTACCTAAACTTGTATCATATATACTAAATCCATCCTGACTTTCATTTGTTTGACCAGCAACTAAAGAAAAGCCATGACCAGATGTATTTATAATATTAAACCTTGAAGACGCTTGATTTCCTGTTGTAATAGTTGTAATTCCACTTACTATAGACAATGGACTATCAATCAACACCCCACTACTTTTCATAGGGATGTAATTTGTTGTTAGGTTTGTTGGGGTAATCCCTGTTGTTTGGACAGCTGATGAAAAAGTGGCTGAACCTGTTAAATTGATACTACCACTTTGAGCGGATGATGGGTTTAGTAATACAGCCCCCGTAAGAGATGTTAAATAACTTCCCGGTGGTTGTTTATTGTTAAATACATTAAAATTCGCTGCCGTTAATATACCATCGGTCGATGTACTTGCGTTTGGAATACTTAATTGTACCCCACTTCCAATAACAGCCCCTGTTCCACCTGCTACCGACATACTCGCCACTGAACTTGTTAGATTTCCAAAAGTCAAAGCGTTTTGTTTTCCATTAAATGTTGACCAATCAGTATTTAATAGGTAGCCCGAATTTGAAGAACTTGCAGCGCCTAATTTTGTCTTAATAGATGTTAATGTTTCGTCTCCAGTATTTGTTCCTGATACTGCATTTAAAGCAGTAATATTTGAATGGATGTCCGTAGAGTAAGTTCCTGCCGCCTGCTTCCCATTTAAAGCCGTTTGAGTAGCCGTACTGATAGGTTTGTTTGTATCGGATGTATTGTCCACGCTTCCCAATCCAACCTGCGATTTGGTCACAGAATGAGGATTTGAAGTACTTGAAATGTGAGCCTGTATGTTTGAGTTTGCAGGTTCTTTGGTGTTTATTCGATTCGACAAACTTGCAGTATCAGTTTTAATAGATGCAACCGCCCGTGCAGAACCATTACCAAGCAATACGCTGTCGACCGTAGATCCTGTGCGAATAAATTTAGGAGATGTAATATCACCCGTTACGATTACCTTATTGAATCGTTGGGGAGCCTGCCCCATTGACAAGATAGAAATAAATACCAATAAAAATAAAATAGCTTTTTTCATGATTTAATAAGTTGTTTGATTATTTTAAACATTTCTTTTTGTGCTGTAAAAGTTGACATTAAAAATATTGTGATGTATAAGTATTTGAATATCAGATATATTTTCCTTTGATAAAGGTAAATTAACGTAATCATATGTTATACTTTATGATTTGAATTTTAACAACTCCGCCAGATACGTTTACCTGTAAATTACCTGCGTTTGTTAAATGTAGATTAGCAGAACACGGGTAAATATCTTCTCCGGTCATATCTCCTGTATTTATTCCGGGGATGTTTATTATTGGATTACCTGAAACTTTGAAAACGTTAATATCTCGTATGTAAGTATTAGCAGGGATTGGTATGTCTACCCTTGCCGATGCTTCAGTAACCGATAAAATATAAGTGGGATTTGCAGAAACTACAGATCCAGCATCTTGAGTACTTCCATCGTCAAAAGTTAATATTAGGTGTCCATTTTCATTTATCAAAGCGGTAAAGCTTCCACCTGTATTTTTTAACTTAATAATCCAATACGAAGCAATATAAGGGGGCATATTATTGTGAGCTTGCCCACCACCTAAACTATCAGTTTTTCCAAGCGTTGGAACGGCTCCCGAATTTGCAGCATACAGTTTATATGCGTTATTGTCATCGTCCTGAACATTTCCTGTGGCTTCGGTTGCGATTGATCTGTCAATCGGAGATGTTGCTAATGTTCCGTTTCCACCCCGTGGAGCATTTACGACTGTTTTAAAACTATGTGCCGGTATTTTTTCAATCGTTAAAGTTTCATCTTTTGTTCCCCCGATAGACCTATTAATAAATCCAGTTCCTTGCTGAATTATAGATGATCCTGGTGCAATATATGGAATTGAAAATGAATCTGCAGTTATACCCCAAGGATTGGCTTCAGACCCTAAAGCGACATATAATTGATTGTAAGCCGATTTTAGGTACCACGTCTGAACAGATGGTATAATAGCCCAATCTTGCGGAATTGTAGTTGTTAATCCCATCCATGGCATAATTGAACCGGCAACAGATGCCCCGATTGCACCGCTATTTTTTAAAGCTGCAATAGCATTATCAATATATGATTGAGATGCTGCATCAATATTTATGCGAGCCTGTGATTTTTGTGGAGTGGTTAAAGTTTGAAGTGTGTATTTAATTGATTCACCGCCTGGATTACCAAAATCAATTGTATGGACAAGGGTAGTATTTACTAAATCGTCACTCAGTGCGTAATAATTCCGCTTTCCATCATCTGTATTGTGAAAGAAAAACATATCATTTGACTTATCAACAACATTCCATGCTCCTGATAATTTAGCAAATACGCTGCAATTAGCAGATATTAATATGAAGTATTCGCCATCCATACCAACAGTCGAATCTGGCATATTTTCGGATGGAGCAATTGAGAGTTTTAGATACGGAATGTTACCGGCTTTATTATTAAGTGTTTCAAGTATGTCTAATTTTATACCACCATCTAAAGCAGGATCAATTGAAAGCGGGGCGGATAGTGCAGAATAAACAACTATTTCGGAATTGACAATGGTTACTGCTTTTTTCATTTGTTATTTTTTTTCTTACTATTTTCCTTCATTATGTCTTGGTGTGCTTTTTCACAACGTTTAATTGCTGCATTCTGGTCGATCGATTGAATTACTAAGTGCATCGGTAAATCATAAGCTTTTAACGTTCCGATACCTTCAAATGATCCCACCGTCCTTGCCATCCCTAAATCACCGAAATTTAGCTTTCCAAATCCTGCATTCTTTTGATCATCCGAAAGTTCGGGTTGTTTAATATTTGAAATTGCATCAGTAATATCTTTAACTCCATCCTTCGCAAATTTCAAAGTTTCAAGATACTTTTTAACATTAATCTTTAGCGGATTAGTTTTAAATAATATTTTGTTTAGCAAAGATAATTTATCTTTTTCAATTTTCAAAAGATAACGCACAATTTCAATATCATTTGCTAATTGTGTAATCGTTGCAAATTGATCGAGTGTCCAATAAAGATGTTTTCCGAGTTCAATTTTTCGGGATTCAACAAGATTTATAATATCTTCTTGTTTAATTAATCCACGCCCGAGCGCCTGGAAAAGTTTTTTTGTGCTATCATTTGCTTTTAGCTTCATCTTAAAAATATATCATAAATTTTCAAAATATCATCGTATTCAAATTTATTCAATGGAGGATAGATAGTTAAATTAAGATAGTAATCAAAATACGGTTTTATAGGGTTAGGAATATTAATTGTTAAATAATACTTTTCTAACCTCGATGCACAATACCCACGTATTTCGGACGTGATTGCATCCTCCTCCGCCCGCACTGAATAGGCGAGATTTTTTTCGACCGATCCGTAACGGGTTAATACTATTTTCCTACGCAACAGCAAAGAGTAAACAAGAGCATGTAGCAAGTCAACTGTTTTCTCGTCTGCGAATAATTCGGTAGATGGAAAGTATGCATCTTTAATGTCAGAATCTGCAAGTGTTATTTGTCCTTCGCTTTTCAGAGTTGATACCGGATATCCTTTTGCGATTAAAGATGTAGCCGTTACGATTGGAATTGCCATAATTTTAAATTTTGTTTTGTTGCGGTCGCCAGACTCGAACTGAAACGCAAGCTTATGAGACTTGCATGTTACCTTTACAATACCCCGCAATATTTATTAAAAAGAAGGGTGGCGATTAACCACCCTTCCGAAACCAAACAACAAAATCAATAAATCAATAAACCAACAACAAAACAGAATTATTTAGATTCTTCTTTTTTCTTTTTAGGTTTTTCTTCCTCTTTATCAACTTCTTCAACACTTTCAAGACTTTTTGCAAAGCCTTTTTTGATTAATATAGCGGAATACTCCATATCTATGTCAAGTTGTTTGCCAAATTCAAGGAGTCTAAATGGTTTAATTATTTCGATTTTCATAATTTTACTTTTAAACGGGGAGCTTTTACACTTCCCGTTAGTTTATCACGCTGGAGTCAGGTCTGTAATAATCCCGGCTATCGAATCGTAAATAGTAGTAACAATGTCTGTTCCACGAATAACAATACCTTCATTCAGGTATTCAGCCAAAATGCTGATTTGATTTTTCTTGAAGTTATCACCGGAAACACCACGACCGTTTAACTCATCTGATCCAACCCATAAGCCATCGTTATAAAAACGAACCGATAAAGCATCGACCCATCCGAAAATCTTATCAGATGTATAAGTTGCATCAGCGATAAAGTTTTCAATTAACAAATCAGGATAAGAAATTTTAGCCAATTTATTTTCGTTTGCATCTTTCAAAAGGTTTAATGCCTTTTGTTGTTCACTCGAAATTGCAATGTGGATAGTTTTACCCTGTGCATATTGACGTAATTGCCAGTAAGCAACTTCAATTACATCGGCAATCGTTGGAGTTCCAACATTTACTTTTGCAGTTGTAACGATAGGATTGTTTGCAGTAGCTAAAACCCCGGCAACCTGTAGAGATATTTTATCCTCAATATCTCCTTTCAAATCATCTTCGTAAAGAGATTGAACGCCATTGATTGCTTTCAAAAGTTGAACCGGAACAGTTACACCCTGAGCTAAAGTAGACAATGCTAACGTACTGTTTGCAGTAGTGTTTGTTTTGAAAGGTTTATCAGCACCAATGGCAACGATGGCAGCGACGTTTGCACCCCTTGTGCCTTCCGTCCAAATAATTTGATTTGTACCTTCTGCCTGATTCATTTCTTTCAGACCAGCAAGCATACCGGAGTTACGCAACTTTTGAGAAAAGCTAAACTCTTCCTCGATGGTTTTTGTGAACGTTCCGTTGTTTGCGTTAAAAACTCTAAGTCTACCATTGTTTTTAACCATGGCATCAAAATTCATATTCTTTGCTTTTGCTTCCCCGGAACCTAAGTTTTTTTGTTTGGTCTCAAAATTACGGATGGCAACATTTACGGCTGCAACTTTTGCATCTGTAATCTTATTACTCACCTTTGATTTTTCGGCATTGTCCTTAATCTTTTCAGCAAGATCAGTCATTTTCTGCAACAGTTCGTTTGTTGCGGCTTGATCTCCTGCCTGATCAGGATTTGCACCTTCGCCCATTGCGTTGATTGATGCGGTCAAAGCATCGATTTCAGATTGTAATTCGGGTGGGATTTCTCCTCCGCCCTGCGTTAAAGCCGTCATTGTTAACGCCAACAAATTTAAAAGAATTTCTTTCATTTGTGTAATTGTTTTTTAAAATTAGTAAATTGTTTAAATGCGTTGACGTTCAACGCTTTTTTCTTTTCTATGTAATTTTTGTAAATATTTTCCTGTTTTGTTTTTGCATGGTTCATTACTGCAAAAGAATTTAACCCAACAAATCCCAAATTAAAAATAGCTTCATCGGATGTTAACCACCACTCATTCGATATTAAAGTTCTAAGTTCCTCGATTGGCTTTCCGGAGCGGGCAACTAAATTTTTAAGTAGAATATCATTTTCGATCTTATCTAACATATCCGCCTGACTTCTCATTTCGGTAGCCGTTCCATTCAATCCGCCTGCCGGCTTATGGTTCATTACCATTGCGCCTTTTGAAATGTTAACAATATCATTTTCATCAAACAACAAATTGGCCGCACTTGCACAAATTCCAAGTATGTTAAATGTTTTTGTTGCCTGGGAGTTTTTAATTATAGCCCGAATTGCCACCGATGCGAACACCTCACCTCCGTAACAATCAATATTAACTATTAATTCATCACCCGATGATAATGAACCAATTTGATCTTTAACAAGCGACGGAGAAACCTCACCTACATTCTCAATGCAAGAAACAATATCACCAAATATGTTAAGTTCTTTTACCATCTCTTTAAATTTGCTGTTCTGGAGTTGCGTTTACCGCCTCGCTAACCCCAATATTAACACCTTGTAATATTAATTTTGCCTGATCCTTCGATATTTGAGGGATTGCGCTAATTATTATTTCAATTGCAGATGATGGGGTTATTAATCCACCTGACACGCTCGCCAAAATCTCAAGTAGACTAGATATTTGAGCACCGTTTAACGAAATATTTTGCGATTGATCAATCCCTTTATCTTCTTCGGCAATTGTTTTATAGTCAATGTCCAAACCTATTTCACTTTTAACGAACTTACAAAAACTTTCACAATATTTCGAGTGATTCTCATACAGTATTTTATTTGCTTCTTCATAATTTGCAAATGTTTGCCCGGAAGATGGAAGTAAAACAAACGGAACACCCAGTTTTGAACACATAAATTCTTCACAAATTCGTTTAGTGTCAAGTATTCCGAGCTTCGTCGAGTCAAATGTTATTGTTTTAACATCTACTTCTCTCTTAAATATAAGCATGTTGCTTTGCTCGTTTGTCGAAACCCCGTGTTTTTCGGATAAACGCTTTTCCATTTCTTCGATTTCATCATTTTTCAGTGTTGAGAAAACAGGAGAACCACTTGGCGTTTTTGGAGATATTATGCTAACAAACCCGCTCTTACTCATGCCGTTTTTTTGGCAACTCAGGGCTATGTTATAGAGTCGTTGGTATGGCTCGCACTTCCAATAGATAGTATTTTCTCCGCAATAAACATTAGGCTCGTCAAACCTGAATATTTCCGCATTTGGATAGCCATTAATTATTATCTTATCAATTGTCTTAGTATAATTTCTATACGATACATAATAAATAACCCCATCTATTCTTGCAAACACAGCAAGTCCAACCTTTAAATAATCGTTTAGGGCTGCGCTTGAATATTTTGATAACACTTTTAAGAATTGAATATATTGAAAGTTGGTAGCGTTGATTAGGTCTGTTGATCTCCAATTAGTACCATTTAGTAGATCGGTTCGATAATCTTTGATTTGAGAGTATAAATTGAACTCATCTATAACATATCCGATGCCAGTTCCATAAAAATGATTAGCTAAATTTCCGGATCTACCAAGCTCGAATTGGCTTGGTGTTCTTTTATTTCCGAATGAAAAGTTAAATATTGCCATTGTTATAGATTGTTTTCGTTGCAAATATAGTTATATTTTTATTACAATCATAATTTTATCAAAAAAGTATTTTTAATTCACCAAAAACTAAAATATATGCCATGATCGCATTGTTAAGACAGTCGATATTGTCATCCCTTTCACAATCAATCTTAAATATATAGATCTGATTTGCGTATTCTCGGTTCTGTGGGGTATCAATTATGAATAATTTTTGTGTTAATACATCAAAGTTAGCCATGATTCGCTCAAATTTATCCGCCCGGCTGTTCCAACTATCTACTGGTATTTGAGATGATACACAGTCATTATAGAACTTTAACCCAATTTGACCATTAGTTTCGATAAATGTTCTGATCACCGGATAATCTCTTTGCCACTCTTTAATTTTTTCGGCTAATAATACCTTTTCAATTTTATTTCTCGATATACTATCAATTAAATAAACGTTACCGCTCATATCGGTAGCAGTCAATGTAAGCGCAAAATTATCACCACCCTTAGCATTAGACGGGTCAGCAAAGATAATGTAGTTATGAAGACCTATTGGCTTAACGCTTGTAAAGTGTATGTTTTCCGTTGTGAATATCTCCCCGGTTATCTCTGCAAATATGCCTTCACACATCACCTGCCATCGCCAATAATCATAGGAGCCTATTTCAGATGCTTGTCCTTTCTTTGTCCACTCCAGGAATAAGTTAATTTGATTAGTGGTTAGGAAGGGGTTATCTTTCCAGGTGGTTTTCAGAAAGTTTGTTTCAGTTATTAGGTCGTTAATCCAAAATTCACGGTACGGGTTGTAGTCAAAAAACATTTGACCCCGGTTGTTAATCATTAATTTCTCAACCGTATCTTTTGAAAATGTGTTGCATTCGTTAATATAGCGAATATCACACGCCCCCAGGGAGTTGGCTATGTTGTTTGCGTTGGTATTATCAGCGATATTTATAAAGGCGAGCTCGTTATTTTTGTATTGGAAAGTTTTTCTCGTCTCGTTAACCTTAATTTTATGTAAAATTGGGTTAAATATTTGTTTAAAATCAGACATTAAACCAAAGTTTTGTTGCTTTGGGGACTCTGAAAACATTTGAAACTTCTTAAAATTGGTGGATAAGAAATCAATTCCGTTATGTTGGAGGATGGAGAATGTTTTTCCGGATCGTTTAGACCCCTGGATTATGACAAGGGGTTCGTTTTTTGTTGCTTCAAAAAAATCTCTATACTTTTTTATAACATTAATTTGCATTATTCGACAATTTTAATAGTAATTTCATTGTCGGTTCCGTCATTTTCAGATATTGGGGTATTTCCGTATTTCTTCGGATTCATTCTTGAGGCAACCCATTTACGAGCATCTATTTTTAGTCGCCTATGTTCTGTCATGTCTCCGGTTTCGGTTATTAATCCTTTCGGGGTATCTTTTGTCTTTGTACCCTCTTCGGTGGTATCTGCAATATCTATAATTTCTTCGAATAACACATCAGCCCTAATGTCACGTGCGTACTTATAACGCTCTTTAAATGGGTCACTTTTCGTTAACCATCTATAAAAAGTCATTAGATTTATTTCGCTTTCTTCAATTGCTTTGTTAAAAGATGTTTTATTATTAACAACTTTATCACATATTTCATTGAATATCTTTTGCTTTTGCTTTACTGTATAAGCCATTTAGGTAGATTTATTTAAATGCAAATGTACAAAATTATTTTAATAGTGGTAATTTAAATGAATAATGTATGTGGGTTTTGATCGGAATATTATTTTTATAATGCAAATAATAAATAATATTAACTAAAATTTTATCTGATAATTAGCATTTTACAATATTATTAACTAATATTATTAACATATTATTATGAAGAAAATAATATTTTTCGGGGTGTTCATAACTATTTTTAAAAAATAAGCGGAGAAATAGTACTAATGTTATAAAATTGTCTTATATTTGCATCGCCTTTAGGATTAAGCCAAAAGGAGTATTGTTATAGAATAGTTTAGCCATTTGAATAGATGGTAATTTTTTACATTAAAAATTTGAAAATGAATAAAGTTAATATATCTGGAAATGTATATCTGTCTATCCCCGACTATGCGGAATATTGTGATGTAACCGTTGCAACTGTTTATAATTGGATTAAAGATGGTAAGGTAGAAACGAGAAAGCTATTAAATACTACGTTTATAAAGCTGTAGTATTTTTTGGCAAAACTAATTATAAAAATTTTAAAAAAATGATATGATTGAAAACGAGATTTGGAAAGATACACCCGGGTACAGGGGAATTTATCAGGTTAGTAATTTTGGAAGGATTAAAAGTTTTAAGTGTAAAAATGAAAAAATACTTAATTGTAGTTCTGATCTGGAAGGGTATACAAAAACTACACTTACTGGTAAACATGGAACATTGAGAGTAGTATATATTCATCAAATAGTTGCAGAAAATTTTGTACTTAACACAAAAATAAAAAGACTAAAATTAAAAAAGCGCATGGTCGTAGATCATATTGACGGCAATAGATCGAATAATAGGAAAGATAATTTAAGATATGTAAGTTATTCGTTTAATTTATTTCAAGGGTTTAGAAAAGATAGAGGTTTCGCATATTGTTAAATTATTATATCATGATAAAAATTAGCGATACAGAATACTTTTCAAACGATAGGAGTATTCGATTCTTACAAGGGGACTGCAATGAGTTTATGGCAGGATTGAAAGATAATGAGTTTGATTTGAATTTGAGTGACCCACCGTACGGGATAGGAGTTACAAAAATGAATATGGGAGGAAGAAAAACCATAAAACCGAATAAAATACAATCATGGGATAATTGGACTCCTGATTTAAGTTGGTTTAATTTGTGTAAATTAACTGCAGATAATTACATTATTTTTGGTGGTAATTATTTTGAATGGTCGACTATTTATAATCCAAAACTTAAAAGAG